TCAAATGTAAACGCAGAGCCAGCGCCAGATGGGAAAACAGCAGACGCAGGGAATAGAAGGGCATCACCAGTACCATCAAAGAACATACTGCTGTAAGTAGCAGCTTGGAATGGATTGAACGCACGAACTGCTACATTACCAGTGCGAGTAATTGTCAAAGCGTTGGGACTGCTGTCTACGAGCAAGCGTGATTGACACGTTAAAAACGACGTACCACTAATCGCCGTCAGCGGAGCTGTAGGCGGTGTAAAGTTGGCTGTGTATACAGCGGTGCCTTTGACAGTACGGACATTAGTAAGAGTACCTGAAAAAGTAAGCGTCGCTACAGGGGAACCGCCTGACCAATATGTACCAATCCCCGCAGGTGCCGAAGCTCCATAATCGTTAGCATCGGCGTAAGCTGATCCTGCTTGCACTCCATTTACGAACAGCTTTGTGGACCCAGAGGCCCTAGTCAGAGCAATATGATACCAAGTGTTGCTACTTAAAGCTGCGCTACTTAGTCTGTCTGCGCTGTTAGTGTAATACTTTAGTACATTTGAGCCGCCAAGAATATAGAAGTGTGGGTTAACACTACTTCCGGAACTAAGGTTACTAAATACTGTCTGATCAGCAGCTATGTTGCTTGTATACATCCAGAACTCGATGGTGAAGTCTGCTGTACCGTAACCAAACGCCGCGTTAGTTGGTACAGTCAAATAATCACCACTACCATCAAAGTAGTTGCTGTAATAAGACCCAGCGTATGGTGTCTCGTAGCGAACCTTTGCATCGCCAACGGTTTCCAAGTCAACGCATCGGCTACTGTCTACTACCGCGCCCTTGTCCATGTTGAGCAGTAAAGTGGTTCCTGCGGTAGCAGTCAATGGTGTGAGTGGGGGTACAAAATTGCCTTTGTACAGAGCAGTGCCTTTAGTGATGCGTAGATCGGCTATGTAACCAATCCAATGTTCATTTGTACCATCATAACTACTGATTAAAAGTGGTGCATTATAGTTAGGCATTGAGCCAGCATATGTGCCAGTACCAGAACTAACTCCATTTAAATATATGGTAAATGTAGAGCCGTTCCTTACAAATGCAAAATGAGTCCACACATTTAAAGATACTGCAGTTGATGAATTAAACGCAATAACAGATGAAGTGCTCAGAATAAAATTTACAGCAATTGTGTTTGTGGAATTATTTAAACGAATAAACCCTTGAGTAGATGAGTCGGGATATTGATTATAAAATCTTCTATCTCCTGTGGCTGTTGGGTATATCCAACTTTCAATTGTAAAGTTGCCAGTGCCATATGCAAATGCATCACTGTCAGGAATAGACAAATAATCACCAGTACCATCAAAGTATGCTGAACCGCCGTAAAGCGCAGGCGTGTAAGCTGTACCCGTTGTCGTGTTTGTAAAACCAAATGGGTTGAACTGACGTGGGATAGCATCACCAGCTTGAGTGATCGTGAGTGCGTTTGCGCTATTGTCTCTATGCGTAGCCGATTGGCAGGTCAGGAGTGATGTACCAGCAATGGCTGTTAAGGGTGTTGTTGGGGGTGTGAAGTTGGCTGTATATACGGCTGTGCCTTTTACTACACGAACATTGCTGATGTAACAAGTACAAGGAAAAGTAGCAGAACCGCTTAACGCAAAATTATCTGCGCCATAGTTAACAGCGCTTGTCCAATTAAGAACAGAGACTCCATTGACGTATAAATTAGTTTGATTTGTTCCTGTTCCAGTACGTACAACAGCTACATGGTTCCAAACATTTGATACTACCGAAGTCGTTGAAACTCTATCAGTGCCATCGTACACATTGTAAAAACCCGAGCCATTTCTTTGAATATTTAATGTTAAACCACTATTTATTACCCAAACTTGAGCTGCGGCCGTGCCTATAGAATATACCCAAAACTCTACAGTAAACGCACCTGTCCCATACGCAAAAGCTGCATTACTAGCTACAGTTAAACTATCACCAGTACCATCAAAGAACGTGCTGTACGTAGTAGGTGTCTGGATAACAGGACTGAATGGGCTGAATCGTTGAACGCTGACATCACCGTTGCGTGTGATGGTGAAGTTATTGGGACTGTCGTCTACAAATCTATTGTCTTGGCAGGTTAATAACTTTGTGTTGGCGATTGCAGTCAATGGAGATGTAGGAGAGGTAATGGTAGAATTTGTGTACCCGTATACATCAGTGCCAGCAACCACTCTTAAGTTTGAAATATATCCTGGCCATGCGGATCCACCGCCGCCAGCATCGTAACCCACTTGCCACGTTGATAGTGTCGTAAATGCGTTATTTACTGTACCATTTGCAACTCTAGTGCCGTTGAGGTACAAACTTGTTTGGTTTGTACCAAGTCCTCCCCTAGCGACTACAACATGATTCCATGTATTTAACGTAGGCAATGTTGTTGAGTCTAATAACCAAGATATTCCTCTAGACGAGATTCCAAATCTAGTGTTAACGTTGTAGCCTAATGAAAATTCAGCACTAGCAGTTGAAGAGAACACAATTGCTCCATTCGTCAATGATGTTGGGTATATCCATGCCTCAACTGTAAATACAGTTCCCAACCCAAATATAGCAGTTGCTGTTTGTAAGTAATCACCAGTACCATCAAAGTAGTTTGACCAGTTTGCACCATAAGGACTGAATGTGCCTTGGGTGGCATTACCAACTTGCGTGATTGGGAAGTTGTTACCGCTGTTGTCAACGAACTGTTTGTTTGCTGCTGGCTGATTTGTCTGGAGTGTCAACAGTTGCGTGTTTGTTACCGCAGTCAAGGGTGCTGTAGGCGGTGTGAAGTTTGCTGTGTAGACAGCTGTACCATTAACAATACGAAAATTGGAAATGTTTCCTGTATAAAAATACAAGCCAGCATATGCCGCCGAAAAGCCAATATTACTTACACCAACCGCACCCCACGTACCGGCAAACGCACCTGAACCCGATAAAACCCCATTAATATAAAAATACATTGTTCCCGAAGAACGAACAAATGCAACATGAGTCCAAGTATTTAAGGGAACTGTACTAGCACTAGAAATACTTACACCAGTGTAAAAAGCATTTAACACTCCATCAATAACACATAAATAAGATGTGCCATTTCCTAATAGCATCCTGTAACTGCTGTTAGCAGTCATGTAAACCCAGCATTCAACAGTAAAATTACTTGTACCAAATGAAGATGAAGAATTGCTAGCTAAACCTAAATAATCACCAGTGCCGTCAAAGTATCCCGAACCAAGGTATGTTGTTGTGACTCCGTTCAGAATAGTAGGAATTGTGAAAGGAATAAAACCACTGACAGTCGTGTCACCGTTCTTTGTAATGACAAAGTTGTTTAGGCTGTTATCAATGAAACGATTACTTTGACAAGTTAATAAACTTGTTGAGGTGCCTGTAATTGCGGCAATATTTGTACCACTACTTTGTGTTGCTTGTAATGGACTTGTGGGTACTGTAAATGCTCCGGTGTATACTGCTGTGCCTTTGACAATACGTACATTACTAATATAGCCAGTTACGTATTCACCATTATATGCACCGTTACGCCCAATTCCAACAATTTGTGATGAGTCTGTTATTGATAAAGAACCCATGTTAGTGTTTGTAGTAGACTGAACACCGTTTAAATATGCATATACGTTTGCCCCATTTCTAACTCCTGCTACATGCACCCACTGATTAATTGGTACGGTACCTGTATTAGTGGAATAATACATTGTTCCATTGTAACCTACGCCAAATAAAAGGTTGTTGGAGGTATTGACGGAAAGTGTGTATGACATTGATGCTTGAGTACCAGCTGCATCACACGTACCAATAATCACTCTTGACGTACCACTTGTTGTTAAGTACACCCAAGCCTCAAGAGTAAAATCACCAGCGCCCATAGTAAAGGCCGTTGAGTCAGGTACGCTTACATAATCCCCAGTACCGTCAAAAAAGTTGCTGTAGTAACCCGGTGTGTATGGGTTGAAATTGCTAGGACGTGTGTCGCCGTTCAACGTCAATACGTTGCCGTTTGTGCTGGCATCAGAAATAAACGTGACTGCGGGGGGTGTACCGCTAATCAGTAAAGTTACGAATTTCCACAGTGAGTCACCAGTAGTAACAGCAGCGCGATAGATGGCACGTAAGGCATGGGTCAAAAACATTAGGCTACATTCCCAACGGAAGCTCCGTAGATTGTTGAGTTAACTTTCCACAATTCGATTACGCCGTACCCCGTGGTCGGCAGAGTCGGTGCAGTTCCACCCACCCATGTTACCGCCATCGTTGTCCAAGTAATAGTGCTGGCCGTACCTGCGACCATTAAAGTTACGCTCTGCCCTGACAAAAAGGACGTTGCTGTTGGTGTTCGGCTTGCGCCTAGTGACCAAGTCTGAATCGTGCCGTTTGCTGGGTTGATATCTACAGATGCTCCGTCGGTAATCGCAAACACCGTTTCATTGAACGCTGTACCAAGCGAGTTCACCTTGTTTGCAAATTTTGAAAAAATTGCTGCGATTGTCATTTGATTACCTCAAGAATTATTTCAGCTGGCGAACAACAATTGCTTGTCCAGAAAGCGGTGTGAATGTGAATGTTAACGTAGTACCCGATACTGTGTAGTCCGACGTTGGAGCCATACAGACACCGTTCAAGAACACAAACAAGTTGTCCACAGTGTAGCCAGTTGTGATCGTAAACGCAGTCGTTGTACCGTCACCTGTGAACGTCTGAGTAGCTGCAGTTAATGTTGCACCAGCAGCACCCGTTGGTCCAGTAGGTCCAGTAACGGAAGGTCCAGTCGGTCCGCCCGGTCCTGTTGGGCCGGTAGGCGCAGCGATGTTGGTAACTGTGTAGGCAATGGTTTCAATGATGTCATTAGCCGCAGCAGGTGTGGCCAAGACGATGCTTGTTCCATCTGTAGCTGTGTAATCAGTGCCGTTTAAGAACACACCGTTTTGATAAACAGCAACAAAACCTACTGTATAAGTAACAGTAAACGTAGCTTGTGAGGCAGATGCTGTAAAGCTTGTGCGCGTGTAGGTTGTTGTTGCAGGAGTGCCAGCAGGGCCTGTAGGACCAGCAGAACCAGAACCCCCAGTTGGGCCTGTAGGACCGCCAGTGCCCTGAATACCTTGAATACCTTGAATGCCTTGTGCACCTTGTGTGCCTGTAGGACCAGTTGGACCTTGACTACCTTGAGCGCCTGTTGGGCCGACAGAGCCGGTACCGCCGACACTACCAGTAGGGCCTGTCGGGCCAGCAACACCTTGTGTGCCTTGTGTGCCTTGTGGGCCAGTTGGACCAGCGACAGTAGAATCGGCACCAGTGGGACCAGTAGGTCCAGCTAAACCAGAAGTGCCAGCAGAACCAGTTGGACCTGTCGGGCCAGAGTCTCCCTGTACACCCTGGATGCCTTGAATACCTTGGTTACCTTGTGGGCCCGTAGGACCTGCAGTACCTTGCGCACCAGTAGGACCAGTTGGGCCAGTAATGCTATCGCCCTGAGTACCAGTTGGGCCAGTAGGGCCTGCAATCGTTGAAGCTGCACCCGTTGGACCTGTTGCACCTGTTGGGCCAGCTACACCCTGAGCACCGTCAAGATTTACTGTCCAATCTGCGTATGTACCTGTGCCTGTATTGCCTGTTATGTTAACAACTAAGACACCGGTAGAACTGTTGTAAGAAACAACAGGGCCGTGCATGTGAGTGACTGTGTCACCGTTATAGCTAATGATAATATTCTGAGCCTCACTATAAGCAAGGCCAGTTCCAATCGTCAGGGTATGCGTGGTGTTGTTGACAGTCAGTGAAGTCGTACTGGTAGTCTTGTAGCGATCACCGTTTGCACCAGCAGTACCTGTTGGGCCAGTGGGACCTGTAGAGCCTGTATTACCCTGAATGCCTTGTGCGCCTGTAGGGCCAACACTACCCTGAATACCTTGAGCACCAGTGGGTCCAACGTTACCCTGAATACCTTGATCGCCTTGGATACCTTGCGGTCCAGTTGGGCCGTGATCGCCTACAGCACCTTGTGCCCCTGTAGGTCCTGTAAGTCCGGTATTGCCTTGTGCACCCGTTGGGCCTGTAACGCCTTGAATACCTTGTGCACCGGTAGGGCCAGTAGGTCCAACCACACCTTGAGCACCTGTAGAACCTGTAGGACCAGTTGGGCCGACAGCACCCGTAGAACCTGTAGAACCAGTCGGACCTGTGGGGCCAACTACGCCTTGGATACCCTGAATACCTTGAATACCTTGTGCGCCTGTCGGGCCAAGATTACCTTGGATACCTTGTGCGCCTGTAGGACCCGTAGGGCCAGTAACAGATGGACCAGTAGGACCGGTAGGGCCGTCACCTTTTAAAGCGCGGATAACAATGGAATGCCCAGATGCAGGAGCAATAACAAAGCTGAGTGTTGTACCGCTGACGGTAAAGTCCGTCGTTGGTTTTTGAGCAACACCGTTTAAATAGACAAGAATATTGTCAGTTACAAACCCAGAACCAATCGTAAACGTTGTCGTGGAATTATCACCAGTAAACGAATATGTAATAGCCGAGAACGGATAACCAAAACCAGGAGCGCCTGTAGGACCTGTAATAGAAGGACCTGTAGGGCCTGTCGAACCAGTTGGGCCTGTAGGACCTTGCACAGTTGAGTCAGCGCCAGTTGAGCCCGTAGGGCCTGTTGGGCCAACTATGCCCTGAATACCTTGGATACCTTGAACACCCTGAACGCCAGTAGGTCCGAGATCGCCTTGTGCGCCTGTAGGGCCAGTAGGGCCAGTCACGCCTTGGATACCTTGAGCACCAGTTGGACCTTGAATGCCTTGAATGCCCTGTTCACCTGTAGGTCCCGTAGGGCCAGTCACGCCTTGGATACCCTGAATACCTTGAGTGCCCTGAGGGCCGGTAGGTCCAACAACTGTGGAATCAGCGCCTGTGGGGCCGACTATACCTTGAGCGCCTGTTGGGCCTGTAGGACCAACAACACCTTGAATGCCTTGAGCCCCAGTAGGGCCTGTAACACCTTGAATGCCTTGCGCGCCCGTAGGACCAGTAGGTCCCGTAGGGCCTTGAACAGTTGATGCGGCACCAGTTGGGCCTGTAGGGCCTTGAACGCCTTGTGCACCATCAAGATTGACTGTCCAGTCGGCATACGTACCTGTGCCGGTAACATTAACAACATCAAACGTTAGTAGACCACTAACGCTGTTGTAGGAGACAACAGGGCCATGTAAGTGGGTAGTGGTATCACCGTTGTAACTGATAATGATATTCTGAGCTTCAGAATATGACAGTCCTGTACCAATTGTCAGAGTTAAATTAGTACCCGTAGCAACGGCTAACGACGTTGTACTTGTTGTTTTATAGCGATCACCATTAGCGCCAGCAGTGCCTGTAGAACCTGTAGGACCCGTTACACCTTGAATACCTTGAGCGCCTGTTGGGCCGGTAGGGCCTGTAACACCTTGAATACCTTGAGCGCCCGTTGGGCCAACCTCGCCTTGGATGCCCTGTGAACCGGTGGGTCCTTGAATACCTTGGATGCCTTGCGCACCAGTAGGCCCTACAACACCCTGAATACCTTGTGCGCCAGTAGGTCCAGTAACACCCTGAATACCTTGTATACCCTGAGTACCTGTAGGGCCCGTAACACCCTGAATGCCTTGTGCGCCTGTCGGACCCGTAACGCCTTGAATGCCTTGTATACCGGTGGGGCCAACTGCCCCTGTAGGGCCAACGTTACCCTGGACACCCTGTACACCTTGAGAACCTGTTGGGCCTAAAGCACCAGTAGGGCCAGCTACCCCTGTCGGACCCGTAGGTCCAGTGACTTGGCCTGCATCAATCCATGCCGCGCCATTCCAAGCATATAAATGACCGTTTGAGGCAACAACGTAAGTGTCACCCGTTAGATTGCCAGAGATTGGCAAATCATTGATCGTAGCAACAGTGCCTTTAATGGTAATACCGGTGCCTGCCGCACCAGTTGGGCCTGTCGGACCAGAAAGAGGACCAGCATTAACCCATACCATTATGTGTTACTCCAAATATAAATTAAGCCCGTTGCAGCAACAAATACTGCTTGCCCAGGACTACCTGTTGCAGGTAAATCTCCAAACGTTGCAACAGTCTGACTGATTGCTAAACCAGAACCCGTAGCTCCAACCGGGCCTTGAGGTCCTACAGCAAGTACTTCAACAATTGTAGGAGCAAGAGGGGTGTCTTCAACAATAAGACTTGTGTCAGACCCTATTTCTTCAACAATCGTATAGCTCATCTAGTGACCTCTTTAGAAACTTCCACATCACCGTACAGTAAACGGGTGACAATGCCTGTAGAAGAAACCAATTCTAGGTCGTATCTCCCTCGTTGCCAAGTAATAGCGCCTGTGTCAGCAGCTGACACTAACAATTGAATTTTGCCCTGTCCAGCCGTGATAATAATTCGGTTGTTTAGGGTTGTTAAATCTAACAGAACTGTGCTAGAACTGACAGTCTGTCTAATTTGCATACGAGCGGTATAACCTGACAGATTAATAACAGTCCCAGTGCTGTCTTTCCAGACAAACGTTTTGTCTAGTGTTGCACCTTGTTCGATAACAAAATCATATGCAGCGGCGGTCATACAAACCTTTGATATTCAATTTGAACAGAAGCACGGGTCAAACCTTTTGCTACGCGGGTACGAACTTCATTCATGCCGTCGCTGAAACGTTTTAAATACAGCTGCGCAGACTTAGGCTCGTAATATGGTTGATCAGGCGTATCGTACAAACGCGCACGTGCACCCAAGGTAATGAATTCGTAGTACCGTTCAAAGATTTCTTCATCAATTACAGATGAAGCACGCGAAGGCACAACTGCAACACGCAGTTTTATTTGCGCAGTTTCAGAAGTTTGTGGTTTAGGCACCAAAGTAATCTCTTGTGTGCGGCTACGAAAGTAGTAGTAAGGGTTGCCGTCTAAATCATTCCAGTTGGACGTGCGATAAATGCGCGTCAGTTCTTCAACCGCTTTGGGGATCAATAGCTGATCGCCATACCACGCTTCCATAATGTCAACAACTTTATACCCAATATCTGGCTCAAACGGATATACCGAGACACCTTCTATGCTATCCATTGCAGTCAATTCAGTTTGTAACACACGTGTTTTTTCACAAAACTGAATAGCAGCATTGCGAATGGCTTGTACAGCCACAATTTCAGGTACGTCTTTAACGAACTGAATAACATCAGGCAGAAACGCCTCGTAAGATACGTCGCTCATGTTTGTGATCCTGGAATAGCCACATTACGTGGGTTAAGCGCATTAACAGGATCGTTAGTCGCTTCGGTTTGAGCCTTGCCTTGCATAGCCGCTGTAAACGTTGCCAAATAACCTTGGGCCAACTGCAGGCCAGGAGCGTATTCAGCATCTTTGCTACATGCACGGAACAAAATGTAATCAACCAATGCAGACTGGAAGATATCAAAAATTGGAATAACTTGATTTTCAGTTGTCAAGTTAGTAGGCTGAGCTGAATAGTTCAACTCAACGTATTGAGTCCCAGTGTTGGGAGGGTATACGTAAAACGCCGTTTGATCTTGGATGTCGTAGATGAAGTTTTTAACTTCGGCTTTTGGAATTCCGGTATGCCAGTACGGATCAAATCCATCAAGCACTTCACGAGACACAATACGAATTGCACGACCAGCAGCTGAGCCAGTAGTACCCATATTGCGATAAATCTGTAACAACAACCAACCGTCTGAAGGAATTGTTTGCCGTGTTCCAGCAGTCAATAACTTCGAAACGGTGGTCGATGAAGCACTCGGTTGCATGGTTACGATTTGGCGCATACCATCGTTTAACCAGCCGAGTAATTCAGCACGGGTCCAACGAACATTGGCAATATCAGTTAACTGAATTGCCGCTTTGTTGATAATGGTTTGTGCGGTTACCGTACCCATAATTCACCTTATCAAGTTACAGCAAGAGCTGCAACAATTGCGGGGACTTGCGTGCCAGACCACAGACCTTGAACAACTAAGTTGTTAGAGGTTGCAGTACCTGCATCAAGGCCAGTGATACCTAGAGCTTGTGTATAAGTAAAACCTGCAGATACCAAACCATCGATGTTGGAAGTAGTATCTTCAGCAATTACAGCTTGCGCTTGAGGCAAGGACAAACCACTAGAAATGAGATCGTCAATAATGGCCATGGTGTTCTCCTTAGGTTAATAAATGGCAGGGGCCGGAGCCCCCGCCGTCTCCGGTAGGAGTTTAACCTGCAGCGACCAACAAAGCCAGACCATTAGGCTGTACAACGCTAGTGCCGTACACGTTCAAGCCGCGAACCAACGTACCAAAGTCGTTAGGGTTCTGCAAGCTCTCAACCTTAGCGATCTGAGAAGCGAAGGTAATGGCAGACTTATGGCCAGCAATCACGGCGTGACGCTTAACTGCGCTAGACAAGTTAGCATCGGTACCAGTATTGGGGTTCATCCAAGTTTTGCCAGCAGCGCCACGTGGGACCAAGTTAGACACATACACTGTGAAACGGTCGATCATGCCGATCTTGCCGTTACGCAACACGCTAGAAGCGTCGCCCATGAACTGAGCTTGTGCCAAGTTAGATTGCATCAGAATCTGACGCTCTGTGGGGGTAATGATCAACCAACGGTCTGTCTCAGGCACGTTGGCTTCATCCAACACGCTTGACAAAGCAGTGATGCTAGACAAGATGTTAGAGGCAGTCAAAGTGATGGCAGATGTGTCAATACCGAGGTTGTAGCCACCGGAGATAGCACCAGCAGTTGCGCCTTGGTTAGAAGCAGAGCCTTGGTTGAAGTTGGTATACAGAACGTCTTTATCGATCTGAATCTTCATTTGCATGGCAGCGTCGTTGGTGAACATGTCCATCAACTTAGGCTTGGCTTGCAACTCGAGAACGTTGTTCACGTTCACGCCGAAGTACTTACCTTTGTTGATAACCAACTGCAATGTGCTAGGAGCAGGCACTTCATAAGCCAAGTTTTGGCCGATAGAGTAGCTGTTGATGGTGATGGAAGGGATCGTGTTGATGATCACTGTGTCACCCATGCCGGTGATGTCACCTTGCCAGTCAGTGTTGGCGATTTCACCAAAAACTGTGGCGGCATAGAATTTCTGGGCCAGCTTGCCAGACCAGAGAGCGGGGATGAAAGAACCGGAGTAAGCGGTTCCAGAATAGGCAACCTGACCGCCGGGGGTATTAAAACCACCGGAGTTAATGGGATAGGCTGCTGCTGCGGTAATTGTAGACATGGTCTAGTCCTTTTTTAAAAAACAAAAATTAAAAACTGACCGCTACAACTAAGACATTCTTAACGAATTCGGCCTTCATTGATAGCGGCATGGATATCTCTCTCAATTTGCACCGCTTCTGCCTCATCGATCATTCCCCGTCTCCATTCAGTGTAAAACGAATCAATATCCGAGGTGGTATAGAGCCGTTTGTCTGCTGACGAAGTTGTAGGAGCAGGCGACGTATGCGAGCGGGTCGGTGCTACTTGACGCTGAAGTTCTCGGTTAGCTTGAGGACGCGGAGCTGGGGCAAGCGTGGCTTTATACTGCTTGAAGATCGTTGCAGTACGGTTCGCATCTAGCGACTCATACGCATTGGTCAAAGCGTACTGGCGAGGCATCCCATAAACTGGGTCTACTTCAGCCAACCATGTCAGGAAACCTTGATCTATGTTCATGGCTTCCCAATCTGGGACTTGCGAACTTAAAGCAGCTTCGTAGCGATCTTTATCAGATACCACTTGGCGCTCGGTCACATTCCCCAGCTTACCTTTTAACTCATTGATCTCGGCACGAAGTTGAGTTTCAAGATCGCGGTTACCCGCTAGTTTCTGCTCAGTCGCACGGTCAATCAAATCCAACAAGTCAGAGCCAAAAGCCTCTTTGTCTTGTTCAGTGATAAGAGTCTTAGCCGTTACTGGCTCCGGTCTGGGCTGCTGTGCTTTAGCTGTAGCCGCTTCTGCAATAAGACTTTGAACCTGTTGGTTCATCTCACGCATTTGCGAATGCAAACGTGGCACTTCAGCGTCATACATGCCTTTGAGCGTTAGGTACTTACGTTCCCAAGTTTCTTCCGGCACCGGTGCTGGTCTCGGTTCATTCTCTTGCGAGACGGGCTGTGCTACTGTATTAGGGTCGGGCTGTGGGTCTATATCAGTTTGAGGCGCAGTCTCCGTTTGATCGGTCTGTCCTGTCATCTGGGCTACAAAAGCATCAGCTTGTTCAACTTGTTCCTGAATTACACGTGGCAATGCCATATCTCTATCTCCTTCGCTCCGACTACGCTTTAAGACTCCGGCTTTACGGTCAGTCTCTATTCGCTTACGGTCTGCTACTGTTAAATTAAAAATTTAGGTTTGCGCTCCGACTTAACGGTCTGCGCTTACCTGCGGGTTTTGGCGTACAGCATTTCTGCTTGGTCCACCATCTCAAGGAATTCCCTGAGTTCGAGGTTCCGGCCTTGCAGCCGAGACTTCATTTCTTCACCTTGAACGTCACCAAGTCTTTCGAGAGTCTCTTGGCGGCGATCTTTCAAAAATTCTATTAATGGTTGCATCTCAGGGGAGCGCAGTAACCCTAGGCACCGCGCTACTCTTTCATCGACACGAACCATTTACTTGCACATGCCGTCAGTTTTAGCTTTGTCAGCAGTGTACTCAGCACCACCACGCTTTAATGTAGCGAAGATGTCGCCGTTGCTACCGCCGCCACCGACTGAACCGCCTTTAGACATGCCGTCAGTTTTAGCTGAATCTTGAGCGTAGCCAGCTGGGCGTGACTCTTTAGGGTTAATTGCTTGCATTTGGATGCTCCTTTAATAAGCGAAATGATATACCGGAAAACAGTGTTGTCAACTACCAACACCAGGGATTGCTGCAAAATTATTTGTCACGGGAGCACCATTCTGAAGCTGCGCACCGGGACCTGGGTTTGGTGGTGAACCACCTGCTTCGACTTGACCAGTTGCCTGAGCAAGTTGTTGCTGCTGAGCGAGTTGCGCCGCTTGTGCTTGCGCCATACGCTGCTTAATAATTTCCACTGGAGGAACAATGCGATCAGGGTTCATGTCCAAAGTCTTTGCACCTTGACGCAACAACTCGGCAACACCTTCAACACCAATGATTTGCTGAGCAAACGGACTGGTCAATGCAATCTGCAAGAACTGGTTCTGACGAACCTGTGCTTGTTCTTTGACAATCAAAGAAACTGCGCCGCGTGCAACGATATTAATATCGCCCTTCAAATCGGGATCAGTGCCGTAGCGCATATTGTAGTAATACAACCGGTCAATAACAGGAGAGATAACATTGCCGTCAATATTAGCAACCACCTGCTTGATGGCTTTACCAGCGTTGCTCATCAGCATACTCATACCAGAAGCAGTGCGACCTGCGCCGCCTGCAGGGCTGTCGCCCGTCATGTAACGTGGAATGCCTGTGTACTCGTCAGCCAAAATGCTGAACTTCTCAAACACTGCCATCAACTCTTGCGATAACGAGCTAGGCTGGAAGAACTGCATAGGAGGAGCAGAACCATTGAGCGGATCAGATGTAACCTGCCATACCTTCCATGGGTACATCTGTGTAATGTTCTCACCCTGTGGCAACCGGTCGATGTTGTAAACAACTTGAGGACCAGACGCAATAGACATGTTGTTCACAAGCGCACGTGCAGTGGCATTACAAACGTCTTGCGCATCACGGCACAGATCAGCTACAGAGTTACCCCAGTACGCGCCAGGAACTTCTTCATACGATGCTTTGTAGTAAGGACGACGGCCTAGTGGGTCAGGGTTGATAACTGCTTTGATAACCCAGTCAGCAATGATCCATGCTTCAACGGGGTACTCTGCAAGTGGGTCCGGTATTTCGTCAGCAGACATGCCCCAGTCAAGTAACAACTGGCCTTGTACGCTACCCCAGAACTGTAGTGCATCAATCAGTTTAGAAGGGTTCTGCTGAACGCCCATGGTGGACTTACCTTCAGCAGCGGCCTTGTTCATGTCAACGTAAATCCAGTCACGCAGACCGCCTTTACCATATGTCTCAAGCACCGCACGAATAGCACCTTCGCTGTAACCTTCGACACCTATCATGGCTTGCAAATCAGCGCGAGATAATTTATGACGCTCAATCAAGTCACCTTGATTTACATCTGATGCATCAGCAGATGGGTAGATGTTAAAGGGGTCTACGCGTTCCCACTCCATTACAAGTTCTTCGTTCTGCTCTAGCGTATATTGACCGTCTTGCGTAGGAATCCATTTTAATTTTGGACGCTTACGAATGATGGGGCCTTTTATAAACGCTGATGGAAACGTTGTAATGTCATCAAGGAATTCTGAAAACGCTTTAGACCAATTGCCTTCTTGCAGCTGGTCTTCCATTTTCACTTCCATGCGCTCTGCTGTGCGCTTGGCTAAATCTTTCAAGTGAGACAGCGCCATGTCTTTCATCTCAAGCAAGCGCTCACGTACCTGCTGATCTGTTGGCGGTGTACCATTTAAATACAACTGCTCAACTTCCATCTGTGCTTGCTGCAAAATACCTTCTACTTCGTTCGGAGGCAGATCAGGTAACGCTGTAGGCTCGATGGTCCAAGGCTTGTCATCTGACGCTGTAACTAACGTATCACGCAGCCAACTAGATGCTGCACGGCACTTGTTCGATGTGATCATCATGTAGATGGTCGAACTGCCCTGCTCACGCAGTTGTGCAAGTTTATCGGGATCATATTCACCGCGACGTGCACGCACTGACTTGAGCATTTTAATCTCAGAGGTCATCTGCTTTGCCATCATGGATGACATCCACTGCTTACGGATATAACCGTTAAGCGCTTGTACTACAGGCTGCGAATTAGCTTGCTGTGCGGTTGCACGTTCTTCTGCCATCGCTTTGAGCGATTTAATGGTGACAAGGCCACCACCCGCCGAGATAGTTCCCGGTGCGGCAGAATTCGTCATGTTCAAGCCAAGTTGCATAGTGCTACCTTACCAATATTTTGGGATGTGTCAAGTCCACGCGTAATCGACGCGTTTAACTTCAACGGCTTTTCTCTGCCACGTATCCCCGGTTACGTTTCCATCCGCATGTAAGCATGCATACTGATGCGCATCAGCAATGTGGGAATGCGAGTTTTTCTCGGGCTTATCATCAGCCTCGCCGTTCTGACGGATTTTATACCTATATCCGCCTCGAAGGGAAGCAATTAAATTTGTACAACACGGATCAATTAGATGACCAGGTTTGCCATCCACCGTTCTAGTGAGCATCTTATCGACTGCGTTGATACGTGCAACAACACTGTTTGACTTAGCAGAAATGACTCTAAACCCTTCTGCGCGCAAGATATCAAACACCGATCTCTCGTCTGTCTGAGCCCTCTGCTGTCCTGCAGGGTCGCCAATAATCAACACATTCATACCCGGAAATCGGTTTGCCAGCAGCGGTTTGAGCTTCTCACGGCAGAACCTTAGTGTCCCCATACCGTCCGATGTCAGGTCCGCAAACGTCAATAGCCTACCCTGCGCATCCACCTGATTGATCGTACATGCTGGGGTTAACCCGAAGTCCATGCCAATAATGAGGGGGTGAGTCTGCAGTTTGATGTGATTGAGCGCCTGCTTAGCCACATGCGTCTCTTTGTTAAACGCTTTAAATACCGGCTGACCAGACAAAGACTTACCAAATTTCCCGTGTACATACACGTCAATCCAGTCTTCTGACTTACCTTCACACAAGTTCTCGTAGTACCCGTCCGGCAAAAATTGCACCCAATCAGCTTCTTGAGACAGACCAGATGGTTGTATGGTCACGTGCATGTTGTCCGGCGGGTCAACCAGCATCTTTTCCCAGAACGTATCCCCATCGGGTGGGTTGGTTGCACCCCATACCTTGTGAATCTGCGTGCCGTCATCTGCGCAAGCACCCACGCCATTCATTGTTTTATCAGGGTATCTACCTAGACGACCCGTCAGTGCGTTGTAAATGTCGGGATTAATCTCACGAAACTCGTCCATTACACCAAACGTCAACTGCAACGACAGTAACCGTCTTACGTCATTGGCATCGTCAAGTCCACGAAACAAAATCTCGCATTCAACATCGTCAAACTTAAGCAAGAACTTACTGTTGGTCTTCTCCAACAAACCAGCTTCCCCGTCTGGAAACCACTTCAAAAAGTCCGGTATGGTCGTGTCCCACAGCATCTGGCGGGTGTTACGAATCACAGCACAACGCGATTTGCGGATGCCATCAGGCCCTGCTTTAACCCGTTTAGCCTCGTAGCCAATCTTAATAAGGCTTGCCGTTGTCTTGGTAGAACCCACTGGCCCCACAACAAAGTTAGCAAACTTGTCCGACGATAAAAACGGAACTATCGATATCGGCGGTGTATATACAAGATTAGCCATCTATTGTCACTGGTGTGGGTTGCTGATTTGGAAAGTTTATTGTGATACTGAACTTAGGGGCTTGCTGTGCATTGGTGTCCACAGCTTTTTTATCAGGTTTTAACCCTGCTACGTCTACAAGACTGTTAAATACACTAAGTTTTTGCAAAATGGTTGTGTCTATGCCAATGGCCTGCTTGAACATTTGACTCATCATTTCATCAGCCATGAGCCCTGCTTTGAGGCGGAATGTCATTCCGTTCCTCTCAAATTCCGCACGCTGTGACTGAATTGCAAGGATAAATGGAGGCCACTGCGATAAACGCTCCCACTTGTCACCCTCAAAACCAAACCTGGCTGCGACCAATGCTGGGTCTTCAAGTCCTGCTGCGCATTCCCACACTAGCTGGGGCGGAATATCCAAAGTGACGTGAGGCTCATCTGACGCTGGTGCCATTGCAAACTCTGAATGGTTAACGTGTATGAGATCACTGTTCATTTCTTAATGTACTCCATGATTGCACGTCTGATGAGCTCGCTCACAGTTGCCCCCGTGCGCCTAGATTCGGCACGCAGGGCTTCCAGCAACTCTTCAGGTAAATGAAGGTTGTATCGCTTCACTTTTTCTTAGCCGTTTTAGCGGACTTAATGAAGTCCATCTTGCTAGGGGCACCTTTGTCACCAGGCTTCCTCATCTTCTCTTTAGAGCCAGCGGCCATGCGTTCTTTCTTGGCATTGATGTTTGCGTACAAACCGGGTTTAGTAGCCATGGAATTCTCCAGTGAGGGTTGATATGGTGTGTATGTTATGTAAGTTTTTAAATTTGTCAAGTGCAGTAATGGGTAAGAAGCTCGCCTGCCAATTCGTTGAGCCCTAATTTGAAAACCGGAAAAAAATTAGATTCTTCGTTCCCATTGCGCCGGTTTAACAACTGCACGTTTTGATTGTAGGGGGAGTGGTGTTTTATGGCAGAAAATTAAAAGGTGTGTAGACGTGTGTATATGTTGAAAAATGAGCCTTGTTGAATGAGCAATAGGTAAAGTAGCGGCGGCCCCCCAAATCCACTTTGT